GTGCCTGCTAAAGGTTTTACAAATTGTGATGGTATTGATACATCAACTAAGCTTGCAGCTATGCCGGACAATTCTTTGACAACAGAGAAAGGCTTGTTTTCAACTGAAATCGATGAGATGGATATGTCATATGTTACATCCAAATCTTGTGTGATGGAGAAGGACATTACTTGGAATATCAACCAGTCGAAAGGCACTCAAATTTATTTTTGGCCTGTCATGCCTGGGTGTACTGAGACCGGTAACACTTCAGATAGAATTCCTGCAACAATTACAGCTTATGTTGCTAGTATGTTTTCTTTGTGGCGCGGATCATTGAAATATCGTATTACCGTTGCCAAAACTGGTTTTCATACTGGTCGTTTGCGATTGACCTACTTTCCAGGTGATTCATTGCTGAGAAATGTAGAAACCGACGTTCAAAGCGCTTATAATTGGATTTTGGATCTTTCAGTTTCATCCGAGTTTGAGATTGAGATCCCTTATATTGCAAATATTCCGTGGAAGAGAGTCATTGTTGACAACCCGGGATCTAATGCTTGGCGAGATATTAAACATTACCCTGGTTGTCTCCAACTCACTGTACTGAATCAGTTGAGAAGATCTTCAGATTCGGTTGCGGATAATTGTCCAGTAAACATTTGGATTAGTGGTGGTGATGATTTGTCATTTGCTATTCCTGATTTTGGAGGGTATGTTGTTCAAACTAACCCAACTCCTGTCCCTTTTGAAGAGAGTGAATTTCCGGTATTGGACGCTCAGGTTTTTAATTTAACTTCAAGTGGAACAAGTCACGATGAACAAATGTCGAGTAATTCCATGACTATGTTTCCCAAATCTTTGATGGACAAAACTTCCGCGGAACAATTGACAATTGGTGAGAAAATTATGAATCTTCGTCAGTTAATCAAAAGATTCACGATTACGGCTACCGGAAACAAATTTCCCTATGTTAGTCTTAACACAGGTAGATATTGTTTCCCTGGTCCCATGCAAGCCAACAACGACTTCAATTTGCACAATGAGATTACATTGGACCCTTGTTACTTTGGAGTGACTAATGGAACCAATGTTCCCATAGAACAAGAAGTGGAGTTGCCAGTTTCTAGGAATGATGATGG